CTTGGTATAGAGAAAATGGCTCGGGCTATACTTTTGCTGTAGATGTTAATAATCAGCTTAAGAAAGTAAACCATGGCTTAGTTTATTCTGACTCAAATTGCAGCACTCTAGAGGGTGAGGTCTTTGACTATCCATTACATTTGAATGGAGATACTTTTGTGTTTAAGTTTGAAGAGCGGTTTATGGAATACCCTTTAGGCCCAGGACTTAAAACAGTAGAACCTTATTGGTTTAAAAACGAGTACGGTAATTGTAACCCATGCGCTGGCTCAGCTAAAAATGTTAGAGAGGTACAAGGTCACGTAGGCTCAGGCATTAGCTTGGCCTATTAGTTCTAGACAAATGCTTATTAAAATTGCCATATTAATTTATGGCAAAACAGCAAGCATAGTTAAAGAATAACTTGAATATGCCGATTATAACGCATAACATAAATTGAACATAAATATATGGAGATATATTGTGAAAAAAGCAGGCAACCCTAAGCCTAGTAATGGTTTTGGTAAAGATAAAGCGAGAGCTAGTGCGGCTGGTAAAAAGTCTAGTAAGCACTTACCGGCGGACCTTAAGGAAGCTAGGTCAATGAATGCTCACGACTTTGAAAACTCTCTTTATAAATATATGTCTATGCCCTTTATTGATTTACAAAAGATATTTAAAGATCCAAAGACACCAAGCAGAGACCTTGCTGTAATTAGTATCCTAAAGAATGCTATAGAAAAAGGCGACAATCAAAGACTCAACTTTCTGTTAGAACGAACCATTGGAAAAGTTAAAGACGTATCTGAAGTGAGCATTAAATCATCACATAAAAGCATTGTTGAAATGTTAGAAGATGAGTAATGAAGCTCTCCCAAAAAGATAAAGAGAAACTCAAAGATCCTTTGTGGCGCTTGCAACACTTGTATTACATAACAAACAAATCAAAGAAGAGAGTTAAGTTCAAGCCGAACTCTATTCAAAGATATTTATTAAAGAACATGACTGGCTATGACAATATCCTTAAGGCAAGACAAGTTGGTATCTCTACATTCCTACTACTTAGGAAGCTAGACAAAGCAGCTTTTAACTCAAACCAAACTGAAGTAATACTATCTCATGATAGGGAGTCTCTAGGTAAGCTATTCAAAATAATCAGATACGCTTATAAGAATATGCCCGACGATCTAAGACCTGAAATAGATAAAGGCGGCGGCTCTAGATATAGACTCTACTTCCCAGAAATAAACTCAGAGATCTACTGTACTCTTGAAGCTGTATCGGATGCAGTCTCAGGATTACATATATCAGAAATGGCCTTAATGAATAATATGGATAAGGTTAGAACTTCAATGGACGCAGTGCCAATTGAAACAGGAGAAATATCTATTGAGACTACTGCAAGGGGATTCAATCATTACCACGACTTCTATACTGGAGAGACAGGATATAAGAACTTCTTTTTCCCTTGGTACATGCACGAGGAGTATTGTTTAAACAGAGGGAAAATAAGATGGACAGCTGAAGAGAAACAACTAAAGCACAAAGCAATTAAACTTTATGGAGTAGAATTAAACGACGATCAAATTTCTTTTCGAAGGTTTAAAATCTCTCAAAGAAAATCTAAATCCTCATTCCTACAAGAGTATCCTGAAGACGATAAGACTTGCTTCATAACTACAGGTACACCTGCAATTGATATTACTAAGATACAAGATATTATAAAAGACAGACCTGAGCCAATTAGAGAAACTGAATACCTTAAGGTTTATAAAGAAGCTATCTCTGGAACTCCATACGTTTTCGGAGTAGATACAGCTGAAGGTGTAGGCGGTGATTATTCTGTAGCTGTAGTAATGGATTCAAAGAAAAGAGAAGTTGTTGCTATACTAAGAGGACATTTAAAACCTTTTGATTTTGCTAATGAGATTAATAAGCTCGCTAAAGATTATAGAAGAGGCCGAGCACCGATGCCATTAGTAGGCGTTGAGAGAAATAACCATGGGCATGCTGTACTTCTAGAATTAAAAGAACATTTGAACTATCCTAATCTATATATGCACTCTGATAATAGAGCCGGTTGGATTACTGATAAAGTTACAAGACCGATTATGCTCAATACTTTTATTGATGCAGTCGAAAACAGTACAGTTAAAATAAACGATATGACGATATTAAACGAATGCCTTACTCTAGTTAATAACAAAGGTAAGATTGAAGCCGCTCAAGGTAAGCATGACGATAGCGTCATTGCGTCTAGTATTGCTATCCAACTTTCAATTAATGCTAAACAATTAGATATGTATTACGATATAGAAAATAAGGTACTACTTTAAGGGAACAATATATGGCCAATGATAACGACGAAGTATTGAGTGCAAACTCAAACAATCTTGTAGACCAACTATACTTTGGTACAGCCGAAAAGACATTACAAGAATCCTCAATGGACCCAGCCTCACAACTTAAGCCTTTCAATGCCGATGATATATATCAAAAGGATAATACATACGGCATCTATGACGACATGCTTAAAGATGACCAAATAGAAGTAGCCCTAAGAATTAAAAAAGATTTAGTTCTAAGTAGTGGTTGGGATATTGTTTGCAAAAACGAAGACGTAAAAGCTGATTTAGAAAAAGCATTAAATGAAGACACTGAATCAAGCTTTGATGCTCAGCTAGAAGAAATACTAAGTGCATACGAATACGGGTTTAGCCTAACAGAAAAGATATTTAAAAAGAGACCGGACGGTACACTAACACTTAAGACGCTTAAGACAAGGCATCCTGCTAGTTGGATTATCGAGACAGACAACCAAGGTAATCTTGAAAAGTACTCTCAGGTTGATCTTGCTTCAGAAAATATAATAGATCCAAAGTCCTTAATCCATTACATTAACAATCCTAAGTTTCAAAACCCATACGGTACAAGCGACTTAAGAGCTGCTTACAATGCTTGGTTTATTAAAAGACAGATAACTAGATACTATGCAATCTTCTTAGAAAAATCAGCATCCCCTATTCCAGTAGCTAGATATGATTCACAAGCTCCTAGTTCAATGCCAGCTCAATTGTTGACAGTGCTAAAGAAGTTCCAACAAAAGACTGCCCTAGTAATACCTAAAGAATTAGAAGTTGAATTTCTAACTCATGGGAATACAGGAGAGGCTTACATAAAAGGAATAAATCTCTTTAACATGTTTATAGGTCGGGCTTTATTTGTGCCAGATCTAATGGGCTTTCAAGGTAGTGAAACAAGCGGCGGCTCTTTTAGTTTAGGACAACAACAATTCCAACTATATGCTAAGCATATTCAAAAGCGCAGAAAGCTAGTAGAAGACATAGTAAACAAACATATAATTAAATCTATAACAGTTCATAACTTTGGCTTCCTAGAAGAAATGCCAGTGTTTAAACTTAAACCTATTGAAGACGACGACGCTTTGGCAGCTGCTAAAGTTTGGCTAGAAGCAATTAAAGGAAAGGCTTACAAACCTAATCCTGAAGAAATAAATCATTTTAGAGGTATTGTAAAATTTCCTGAAGGTGACGTAGTAGAAGCTTCGCATGAGCCTGTATCAAATCCAGGGGGGGCCTTTGGTAGCAATGAAGACACGACTTTGCTACCGAATGATATAGACAAGATGCAAGCTTTTGCTAAGGGTAATCCTTTTGCTGAGCCTTCAGGAGACTTCCATAAGAAAGTAGATTTTAAACAAGTAGCAAGATCACTAGATAGTAATATGGATCTAATAAAAGCTGAAGCTCAGCCTTTAATCGAAGCAATCTATGAGGACCTATTTGACCAATTAGAAAAGAAAAAGATTCTTAAAACTGGAAACATAGAAAGGCTTGAGACTCTTAAACTAAGAAAGCTAAAAGACTTAAAGCTATTACTTAAAAAGGGACTTAAGAAACAATACTTAGATGGCAAGCAATTAGCTCAAACTGAATTATTCAAGTCTGACTTTGCAGCACCTATTGTAGATGAACAATTTCTAAAGATACTAGAAGCTGAAGTGTTTCAATTCATAGGTGATTGGGAATTTAAAGTAACTCAAAAAGCCAGAGTAGAAATGATTGCAGCTATTAAAGATGGCCGACCAATCTCTAGTGTAATTGATATTATAAGCACTGAAGGTAAAAAGGATTCAGCCGTTGCTCTTGAAAGGTTTGCTCGAACAAAGACTACTGAAGTTCTTAATAAAGGTAGGGTAGCATTCTTTGAGGACTCTGGAGTAGTTTCAGGATACCAGTACTCTGCAATATTAGATGATAGGACAACTGAGATTTGTAGAGGCTTACATGGTAAAAAGTTTAAGGCAGGCACCGAGCCAATTCCTCCAATGCACTTTAATTGCAGATCTGTTTTAATTCCAATAACTAAGTTTGAAGAGTTTAAGCCAGACAAAGGCGTTGGCAAAAGAAATATAGATGAGTTCATAGAAGCAGAAAAAGGGAAAGGGTTTAGTAAACAATAATGCCACATTTTACAAAGATACAAACGTCAAGCGGTGAGATAGTTACGGGTGAAGACTCGGGCACAAATCATGGAATACATGTTAAAGAAATAAGCCCACCCATGGTATCTGCCTTTGGCGAGTTACTGAAAAGATTTGTGCTGAATCGGCTGCCTTTTATAATGCAGGCAGAGGGTGGGAAACTCATACCGATGATAACATTAGCATAGAATATATATCTCTAGTAGCTGAAGCGGCGGCGGCGGGGATGTAACTGCCGGTGTTAGTTGGCTAGAGAGAATTTAATAAGAAACTAAAATTAATAAATGGAGTTAATATGGGGAAATTTGTAACTGATGAGACAGCAATAGAATATGTTTTTAAAGAAACTAATATGTTTGATACCTTTTTTCAAAGAGACATTGAGCCTGGCATAACGCTTTTTTTAGCTAAGCAAAGAAGCCAGTCAGATGACGCTCTTATTACTCAAGCAATTAGATTTTCTAAAACTATGTTCGACGAAACTAATGCTTTTAATTGGATTGATTCAAACAAGAAACTTTACAGTCAAGCTTCAGTAAGAAAATACGCTGAAGACAAAGAGCTTAAGTCTACTGTTAGAAAGCAGTTTGAAATTGAAGGCGTTGAAGTTTTTGCAGCGGGTACTTGGAATGGAGACACTTATACCATTGATGACCTAGACCAAATGAAACTAGCTTTTGATGAAAACAAAGAAACAATGAAGCCGTTTTTAAAACTAGGACATGACTCAGACCAAAAGTTATTGCAAACCGATGGCTTGCCGGCTGCCGGTTGGGTTAAAAGTCTTGAGAGAATTGAAGATAAACTTGTAGCATGTTTTACAAATGTTCCAGAAAAGATAATGGAACTAATAAAGCGTGGTGCTTATAAAAAGGTATCGAGTGAAATATATTGGGATATCGCGGTGAATGGGAAAAGCTACAAGCATTTCTTATCAGCCGTTGCACTACTCGGCGCTGATATGCCGGCAGTTCAAAACCTATCTGATATATTGCAGATTTATAAAAACTGTGCCGATAATAATAAAGACGCAATTGTAAAACACTACTTATTCCCTTCGAAGGAGAAATTTAAAATGGATGATAAAGATAAAGAAATTGCAGATTTAAAAGCTAAGATTGAAGAGCTTATGGAAAAACTTGCAGCAAAAGAAAACGCTGAAGAAGAAGGCGCAGCAATAGATGGCGAAAAAGAAAAAGAATTACTTTCTCTTAAAGCTGAAGTAAAAAAGTTTTCTCAAGAATTAGAAAAAGAAACTGCTAAAAGAGAAGATATTGAATTAGAAAAACACGTTGATTCTATTGACGAGATTACTCCTTCAATGAAACCATACGTTTTAGAATTATTAGGAAAAGAAAAAAAATCTTATTCTATTAACGATAAAGAATTAGACAAAAGAGATTTGTTAAACGAAATCTTAAAATTGCATAGTGCTTCGGATGTTAACTTAGAAGAAAGTTCAACTGAAGGCGAAAAGCAAGCCGATTTAACAGAAAAGAAAATTGAAAAATATATGACTGATAACAAAGTTAGTTATAGACAAGCCTACACTCAAATTATGAAAGGATAATATAATGTCAAACTCACCTTTAAGTTTTAGAGTAGCTACTACTCTTGCCGCTTATAGAATTGTGGGCATTTCAGCAGCTAACACAGTAGCATATCCTGCTAATGGTTTAGTTCTTCCTATTGGAATCACGGATAATGATGTACTAGACACAACGTCAAGCATCCCTGTTCATGGTCCTGGAAGTATTGCGAAATGCTTTTTCTCGGATACCGTTTCAGCCGCAGGCCTTGTTGCCGGTGATACAGCTGGTAAAGGTACGCCATTCACTTTAGCAGATACTACAACTGCTCTAACCCTTGCAAATGCTTATGTAGGTATTTTAGTAGATGCAACTGCAACCGCTGGAGCTATCGTAAATGTTTACGTAATGCCAGGTTTTGACAGAGTTTAAGAAAGGACTAAATCATGCCAGTTAAAAGTAAATTACATGTGGATCAGCTCCTTTCGAATATTTCTGTTAGGTATAGCAACAATGAGTTTATAGCTCATAAAGCTTTCCCTGCCGTAAATGTTAAAAAGGACTCTGATCTTTATAGAGTTTATGATAGAAATTTTAGAATTCCTGAAACAAGTAGAGCTAATGGCGCAAAAGCCAGAGAGCATTATTTTGAAGTAAGTAACTCTAGTTATGTTTTAGAAAAACATGCACTTGTTGATTTTGTTTCAGATAGTGATGTTGAAAACTATGACGTTTCTGATTTAAGAGCTGATACAACTGAAGAATTAACTGATGCTATCATGCGTAGAAAAGAAAAATCTTTTATAGATTTATTCACTAAAACGTCTTGGAGTCTTACGCATTCTTTATCTTCAGCTTTGAGTTGGAACAATTTAACATTAACTGCTAATCCAATTGCAGATCTTGATACGGCAGCGAGTGTTGTACTTGCTAACTCTGGTCAAATGCCAAACTATGTTATTTTAGGTCGAGACAGTTTTGTACTTGCTAAAAATAACAGTAATGTATTGGACCGAGTTAAGTACACAAGTGCTGAAATCAGCGAGTCTATGCTTGCAAGTCTTTTCGGAGTTGGTGAGCTTTTAGTTTCCAATGCTCAATTAGATTCTGCGGCTGAAGGGCTTACATCTTCAGTAGCTCAAATGTGGCCTAAGCATGCTTTCTTAGGATATAAACCGCCTAGAGCTTCTCCAAAAGCTCCAAGTGCTGGGTATATCTTTGAAAAAGCTAAAGCGCCAGTTAAGCGTTGGAGAGTTGAAGAGAGAGAATCAGAAGCAATTGAAGTTAGAAAAGAGTATGCAATTAAAATAGTTAGTTCACTTTCGGGTTATCTAGTTGCTGGCGTAGCACCATAATAAAATTGCCATAAATTTATGCGCACGGCTTATAGGGTTTAGTTGCTTTTTCCCTATAAGCCACCTTTAATATTGGAAACAAACATTAATATTAGGAGACTTACAAAATGGCTCGAGCAAGAAAAAGCATTAAAAAAAGCGATATACCTGTAGAAAAAGCAAAGACTATTGAAGAGGTAGGCTCAGCAAAGACTGAGCATCTAAAGAAACTTTCAAGAGCAAATGAAACGGCAAGAGTAGAAAGCCTAGCCGAAGTGCCTGAATCAATAACTTATAAAATACACAAACACTTAGTATTAAAAGTTACAAAAATGGCCAGCGGCAAAACGTTTCAAAATGTTCACGGTAATTTAAAACAAGACAAAACCTTACAACAAAGAATGATTAAAGCCGGACTTTTATAAAGGATTTACATGGGACTTTATTGTACAACAACATCACTGCAAACTTTAGCAATTGGAACTACCTTTGATTCAGTTACTACAGCTTTAGCGGACAAATGTATTACATGGTCTGAAAATGAAATAAATAAATATCTGTCTAAGAGATATGATATTGCTTCCTTTAATACAGTGGGCTCAGTGCCGCCATTAGTGACTACGTGGTGCGAATGGCTGAGCCTTGGCTACCTATATCAAAATAATGGGCGTGGCGGCAAAGAGTCTAGAGAGCGCGGTAAAGAGTACCGAGACATGGCCCTAGATAACCTAACGCTTGTTCAAGAATACAAGTCAGATCTTTTAAATACAGCTGGCTCGGTAATATCTGATTTTAGTAATACAGCTTATAGAGTTTTATCTAACACAGATTCCTATACTGAAACATTTGCTGAAGACGATGAATTAAGTTGGGTTGTAGATTCGGATAAGTTGGACGCAATTAAAAGTAGTAGAGACTAATGGCCGATACCGAAATCAAATTTGATAACAGAAAAGCAACAAAGTTTTTCGCTGGTATGTCAAAGAAGCTAGGGGATGTTACGGAGAGAGATAAAGCTTACATGGGAGTTGTTGCTGCCATAATGATAAAGGATGTTACAAAGCACTTTGAAAAGCAACAAGGCCCAAAGAGCAAATGGGAGCGTTGGTCTGATTTTTACGATAAGCATATGAAGGCTATTGGTAAAGGCGGCAATAATATTTTGCAAGATACCGGCAATCTAAAATTAAATATAAGAGAAACAAACATTAGAAAAAACCCACTTGGAATAGAATTATTTAATCCTGCTAAAACTAGAAGCGGTTTCCCTTATGCTAAGGCTCACGACGAAGGATTAGGCGACTTGCCAGAAAGGCAATTTATGTGGTTGAGTAGAAAAGCGGCAGAAAGCATAAGTAAAGTTACGCTAGCATTTATAGTGAAAGGCAAGTAATGGCAGCAAGAGCACTAGACCTACCTGGAATTAAAACACAAATAAAAGCACAATTAGATGCTGTGATAACAACAACGTTATCCACAAACTTATCCACAAATGTTCAAAAGATATTAAAAATCAATCCTGAGTTAATACCGCCACAACCTAGTTTTTACCCTTGTGTATCTGTTTACTATGACAACAAAAGCATAGATCTTATAGACATAGCTACAAACCAGGATAACGGTAAAAGACAAAGTTTAATAGAGATTAAAATAGCAGGCATATTATGGAATGATAATTTTGCCGATGTAGTGGGGGATCCTGCCGATGACGATTGCGAGGTATTAATGGAAAATATTGAGCTAGTATTAAGGCAGTCAGATACTACTTTCAACGGTTTGGTTTTGCACTCTAAACCTACGGCAGTTACTTACCATTCTTATCCTGTTAGTGAGGATACACATTTTAGAGTTGGACTATTAACCTTAGAAGCAAAGGCGCACTACTAATGAAAATGGACGAAAAAGCAACAATCAAACAAAGCAAAAACGCTTACAATCAATGGAAGGATATTTGGCAAGCAAATGCTAAACATCATTCTAAATTTAAAATGAAGTCTTTAAGAGATTTTGAAAACGTTGGGGTAGGCAGATCAATTCTTTGTGTAGCCAACGGGTTTTCTTTTGAGGAAAATATCGAAGAGATTAAAAAGAACAAAGATAATTGCGACATTCTTTGTTGTGACAAAACACTAATGCACTTACTAGAGCATGGCATTGAGCCAACTTATTGTTTTGTTGCCGATGCGAATGTAAACTATGAAAAGTATATGGAGCCAGTTAAAGACAAGCTACAAAATACAACACTGTTTGTTAGTGTTTGTGCAAATACAAAATGGGCTGATAACGGAAACTGGAAGGACATGTACTTTACTGTAAACAAAGACTCAATTAATTCAGAGGTCGAGTTTCAAGGTTTATCAGGATGTCCGAATGTAATACCGGCAGCTACTAACGTTTCAAATCAAATGCTAGTGCTATTGGTCCAGTCTGATAACGAAGGGCGTAAAAACTTCTTTGGTTATGATGTAATGGGCTTAATTGGATATGATTATTCATGGATGCCAAACAGTGGCTACTACTCTTTTGATAGTACAGGCGACGGCAAATATAATTATATGCGGCACCTATACTTAGTTAATAGGAATATGAAGGACTGCTATACCTCGAATAATCTATACTTTTCAGCGTCTTGGTTAGACAAATACCTTAAAACTTTTAACATGCCTGTAGTACAGTGTAGTAAGAACACAGTTTTAAGTACTCCACGAATTGCAAGCTTAGACAAAGTAATGAATTATAAATATAAAGAAGATGATAAAGAAGTAGTATTTAAAATACTAGAAGAGAAAAACAAGGCTTTAGAGTTTATATCTAAAGTAGATAATAAATTGAAAATGATTGGTAAAGATCATTTCTATCAATACATAGCGAGGGTTTAAAATGGCAGTCGGACAGGGATCAATAGTAAGTACAGAATCATATTTAGCTTTAGGGCGTGAAACAACTTATGGAACTATGGTGACTACAACTGCCGGCCTTCCGTTTATATCTGAAGGATTAAAGACGGCTCAAGAGGGTAAAATCTTAGAGCAGTTAGAAAAGTCCAGAGTATACTCTCAGCATATGAGAATGGGAAAAATAATTGAAGGCGGTTTAGAGGCCTATGTTTATTCAAGATTAACAGCTACCGGTTGGCTTTTACAAAACGCCTTTGGCGGTACCGTAACTTCAGCAACGGCAACGGGCGAAACAGCTGGTGGTTCAGCAATAACTCATGTATTTGAAATTGGTTCAATGGATCAAACAAATAAATCATTGAGTGCTAACCTAAGAAAAGGTGACTCAGCCAGTGCTAAGATATTTGAATACAACGGCTTAAGAGTTAATGAATTAAACTTTTCTGCCGAGATTGATGATAGTTTGAAAATGTCATTAGCTTTTATTGGTAAAGACTCATCTTCAACTTCAAATGATGTTTGCTCAACTTTAACTTTTACATCAATGAGTCCATTAAGTTTTGTTAATGGTCGAGTGAGTGTAGAGGCTTCTTTTGCAAGCCTAACAAGTTCAAGTTTTTGGCATGTTCAATCTGTAAATTTTGGAATAGGTAACAACCTAAAAGGGGACGCTGAAGCAAGACGAATCGGCTCAGATACTTTGGATGTTTTACCTGTAGGGATTGCAACGCTTCCTTTATCAATGACTATTAGATTTGATACTACAACGGCCTACGATGCAATGCTTGCAAGTACAGAGCTTGCAGTAGAGCTTGAGTTTCAAGCGGCGACAATGACCGGCTCAGTAGCAAGAGAGGGCATTAAAGTTAGATACCCTTTAGTACAAATTAACGATGCAGGGGACCCAGAAATTGGCGGACCTGATGAAATATTATCAAGCGAAGTATCTTTTAATGTACTTAGAGATATTTCAAGTGCTACCGGCTACGCGGTACAATTGGATTTAACAAATGACATTGCAAGTATCTGATTATTTATTAATAGCTGTTCTAATATTGTTTGGAGCAGCTTTAATAGTTTACATGAAAAAAAGCTGGTTTGATAAAAAGTCAGTGCAGGACCTTATAAGCGAGACAAAGCTTATTAAGATTGAAGGCATTATATTTAAAATTAAAAAGCTAGATCCCTTTAGTTACATGGACGGCTCTAAATCTTTGGCTCAGCATTATCAAATCTATGAACAGAAAAGAGAAAAGACCGGCGAAGTAGCTTTTAAAAAAATCAAAGAACATTACAGAGACGTATTCATGAATGCGGTTATTGAGCCTAAACTTGTAAGAAAAGAAACCGAAGCAGAGAGCGGCGTTCTTTTTGTCGATAACTTATTATTACATTGGGACTTATGTAATAGTCTCTATGAACAGATAAACGTCTACACCTACGGAAAAAAAAACCTCAAATTAAATACTTAGCTAGGAAAAAGCTAGTAGAGCTAGACGCTATTTGTAAAAGGTATGGATTGCGGCCCTCTGAAGTTATAAAATCGGACGCCGAGGACTTTACTTTAGACCTTTTAACGATTGTATGCGGTACTGAAGAAGAAACAAAGCTTGCTAAAAAAAGATAGTTTAAGGATGAAATATGGCTAAACAAGAGGCAACGCTACTAATAAAGATAAAAGAGACTGGCTCAAAAACTTTGGGTGCAATAAAAAATGGTCTTGGAAGTGTTGCAGGTGCGGCTAAGGTAGCAGGTGCAGCTTTAATTGCTGGGCTAACTGCATCCCTAGCAGCATATAAAGAACAAGAGCTAGCTATAAATTCAATGAATCAATCACTAGTACAACAAGGTATTTTCACGCCACAACTATCAAAGAAATATCAAGAGCTAGCATCGTCTCTTCAAAAAGTTACAACCTTTGGGGATGAAAATATAATCAGTGCTCAGGGCCAACTACAAGCATACTTAGGTCAAGAAGAGGTAACTGAAGATTTGTTAAAAGCTACTCTTGATTTTGCTTCAGCCATGAAAGTAGATTTAAAAACTGCCGCTGATTTAGTTGGTAAAACAGTTGGCTCAAGTACAAATGCTTTAAGTAGATACGGCGTAGAAATAGATACTAGCTTAAGTGCGAGTGAGAAACTAGCTGCCGTGACTGAATCACTTGGCGGTAAATTTGGCGGCCAAGCTGAAGCTGCAACAAAAGGTTTGGGTGCTTTAACTCAATTAAAAAATACAATGGGCGATGTATTAGAACTAGTAGGAAAAGCCTTTGCTCCCTTTGTTGGTTTAGCTGCAAAAAACTTAAATACATTAGGAGAAGAAGCCCAAAATTCATCAAGTTTTTTATCAAATCTTGCCAGTGTAGCTAAGTTTGTAGCTCAAACATTTGTGTTCTTAAAAAATACTATTGCAGGATTAGGTGAGTTAATTGGTACCGGCCTTGCCGCTTCCATTGAGTCTATTACTTTATTAACTCAAGGCGAGTTTAAGAGAGCTAAAGAAATGGCATCCATGGGCATGGATGAAATGGGCACTATAATTAAGGATAGGAAAAATCTTTTAAATGAAGAGCTTGCAGAAATAGATGCAATTCAAGCCGAGCAAGAGGAAATAAAACGCCAAGAGGAGCTTGAAAAAGAAGAGCAAGCGCAATTAAATTTAGCACTAATCAAAACAAAAGCTAGAACCAATGAAGTTACTGAGGCACAAAAGCAACAAGCTAAGATGCTAGGTATTGAATTAAAGGGTTCTAAAAATAGAGCGGCAGCACAAGACGCCTTAGACAAAGCAAAAGAATCTGCAAGAGCATCGTCTTTAAGTAGAATTTCAGGCATGCAAAACTCTAGTAATAAAACATTAGCGACAGTTGGAAAGGCCGCGGCATTAACACAAATTGCAATTGCGGCACCTCAAGGGGTTTCAAAAGCATTAGCAGCGTTTCCCCCACCGTTTAACTTTGCGGCAGCGGCAGCGGTCGGAGCATCATTTGCGGCTCAAGCAGCGCAAGTATCTGGAATAAAATTAGCTGAAGGCGGTATTGTTACTGCTAGCTCGGGTGGAACAAATGCAATCATTGGCGAAGGCGGTAGGGACGAGGCCGTAATTCCTTTACCCGATGACTTTGATCCAGACAGCGGCGGCGGTGTAGGCGGCGGCAGTAATACGTTTAATTTTACAGGCCCAGTACTCGGCGACCAGCAACAAGCAAGAGAGTTTGCTAAAATGATTGATCAAGAGTTATTAGGATTAAGACAAAGAAACGAATCAGTTTCATTTGATGAAGGGACTTTCTAATGGAATTTATTCAAGCTAACTACCTAGATACAACCTCTCAATTAACAATCTCAAGCGGCTCATTAACAGTTATTAATATATTTACCAGAGACAAAACTAGTCAGTATGTATCTGCCGAATTTAATGATGATTTAACAACCTCAAGCTTTACAATTACTTTCGATGAAACTCAAAGCGTATCTAGAATTGCTTTGTATGGAATTAATTATAAGTCTTTTTCTATATTCTATAATGGTGTAACTGCTAACACTTTTGCATTAACGAGTGCTGATACAAGCGCTAGTGATTGGTCAACAAACTCAGAAACAAGTATGTATTTGTTTTGCACTACTGCAAACGTTTCAAGTATTACATTAGATGCAAAGACTACTCAGGTAGCTGATAGTGAAAAAGCAATAGGACAATTTGTAGCAAGTGATTTACTATTAGACTTTGTAAAGATACCGAGCGCTAAGAGTTACAAGCCATTGGTAAACTCTAAAGAAATGGTACACAAGTTATCCAACGGTGCAATTAAAGTAAACGTGGTAGCTAGAACTCAGTCCACTGACATTAAGCTTAAATATATTTCAACCGCTTTTAAGAACAACCTAAGAACTGTTTACGATAGTAAGAATGAGTTTATATTTACAGCCTTTGGAACCTCAACGTCATGGGATGAAGTTTCATTCCCTTGTGTATGGACTGGCTCTTTTGGTTTCGAACAATACTCAGACAATCATTTGGCCGCTGGTTTTCAAGGCTCAATTAAGTTGAGTGAGGTTTAATGGGACTATCCAAAGAACTTAAAGCAGGCATGAGCACGGTTTTTAGAAAAGCTTTTATAAAGCGCATGAATGCCGATGGCTCTTATGAAAGTGATTGGTTTGAAATTACAAAGGATGTAATTAAATTCGGTTCAATAGGTATTTCTATAGATGCCTCAAGATTTAATAAGATTAACTTTGGATCTAACTCCATAGTGCTTTCTAATATTGATGGCAAATATAACCCAGAGGACAATCCTTCTAGTGTTTGGTTTAACTATGCAACACAACAAAGGTCTTTGTTTAAAATAGAAGCCGGTTATTTAACTAGCTCTTTAGGTTCCGACGGTATTTATAAAAAATCCGAGATTGATAACTCTGTATGGGATAGGAGTTATTGGGACGAAGCTAATGACTGGGATGCGACCGTTGTTTTATACAAGGGTGTTATTTCAGGGGATGTTAATTATAGCGACAAAACAAATGTAAACTTTAACGTGATGCCGTTAATGGAGATATTTAGACAATTCCCAGCCGATGATTTAACAGGCTTTACAAGTACAGGATTAACAGCCTCACAGTTAATGGAAAATATTAGAGACCATACCGACGGCGCGGCCAATTATGTATTCAGACCTTTCTTTGAAAACACAACTTCCAATTGGGAGATTGAAGCTACTACTAGTATTTATGCAGATTTAAACACAAACTCTAGTGCTGCTTTAGTAGATTTAAGTTTATGGGATTTAATAGAAAAAATATCACAAGCTGAAAACTACTTAGGTTATGTAAACTCGCAAGGTGTTTTTAGATTTGTATCTAGAGCGGCCAATACTACAACAAGTCAGTTTGAATTTAACGGCCCTGGGATAACTACAGACAACACTTATGGAGTACAGATAAAGAGCATTAAAAAGTTCGGTCCAAAGTATAGTAAGTTTTATTCTAGAGTAAGTTTGAAATACAAAGAAGCAGATACAATATCTAGCTACCAAGTCCTACAAGCAAGCCTAACAGTTGACGGCGGTAACCTGGCCTGGATACTAGGGCGGCGCTCTATATCCCTAGAGAACACCTTTGTTGCTACCTCAACTGTGGCTAGTACTTTAGTAACTAATATTTTTAATGATGTATCTAGTTTGAAAAAAGAAATAGAGTTTAATACTCCTTTTGTACCAGGCCTTGATATTCTAGATTTATGCAAAATATCTTATGACACAAGTGCAGTTGAGCCAGAAAACTTATGGGACCTAAACAATTGGGGGGATGCAACCTCTGTTATTGCAACGGGCGACCTTATATGGGACCTTCAAACAGGGGATGCTATTAAACTAGACAGCGAAGAATATAATTTAATTAATATAAATATTAATTTAGACACGTTAGAAAATAATTTTATAGCAAGGGAAAACTAATGCCTAGTACTATAACCGCATATACAACTTTTGTTGCTGGTAATTTAATAAAATCTTCAGAGGTAAACGCTAACTTGTCTAACCATAGAGGCAGCTTAGTACCGATCACTGAAGCAACCGCAACCGCAACTGATAATACTTACGATCTTGGCACGGATGAATATCAATGGAGGGATTTATTTCTAGGTAACAAGGCTCATTTTCAAGGTCTTGCTACTACTCCTAGTCTTAATCCTACAACGGGCTCTTATAATTTGTATTCAAAAACCGACGGCCTTTTTTACGCACTAAACTCAAGCGGTACTGAAACAAAAGTAAGTGCCGTTGACAGAACGCCAGTTACTTTTACGCCAGCTTGGAGCGGTGTTACGGTCGGCAATGCTATTCAAAGCGGCAGTTATTATAGAGAGGGCCGAGAAATGGTAGGCGTTGTGCAATTTGTTTTAGGAAGTACTTCAGGCATCACTGGAGACGTTCTTTTGACTATTCCAGGTGCCGAGGTAATTGATGGGACCTATGAAGCAATAGGTCTTGCCGGTACTGTAGGAACTTTGGGTATGGGTGACGCTGGTACCAATTCATACACCGGTAAAGTCTACGCTGCAAACTCAACCCATTTGCGCTTAGCCGATACGAGAAGCGCTGACGCTTTGCTTTCAAGTACAGTTCCATTTACATGGACCACAAACGATATAATTTTTGTAAAATTTAGAGTAGCAATAGTAGGGTGGTCTTAATAATGATTAAAATAACAAGGGGATTTTATGCCTAGTACAATAACCGCGTACACAACTTTTGTGGCTGGCACCAAGGCCAAGGCTACTGAAATAAATAATAATCTGTCTAACCATAGAGGTACTTTGTTACCAATAACTGAAGCAACGGCAACGGTTTCAGACTTAACTTATGACTTAGGTACTTCAGAACATCCTTGGAGAGAGACGTATACAAACAATATTAACTTTCATCAAACGTCGGGTAGTAATATTATTAAGTTTCAAATTTCAGCTGCCGAGCTTGATCTATTTATAGATAGCATTACCTCATGTAATTTTGGCGTTAACGGTATGAACTGGGATTATCTAGGCCCTGCCGTTGTGACTGGATCCTCATCCGATACCGCAACAATAGGTAAGCATGTACTACTATCAAACATAGCTACGTCCGGTTCTTTAAATGGAACGGGCTCTTTTACTCCTTTTGCTTTTCAATATTGGTCTAAGTATGGTGGGCCTGTATGTTTTGAGGGCATTCAATTTTCCGGTACAGAAAACAACTTTTCTTTTTTAGTAGCTCCAACGGCTTCAGTAGTAGCTTTTAGGTTTAATGTCATGTATGGCCTAACAATTACAACACTAAGCACCATAAGCTCAATAAGTCATACAGCTCATATTTTAGAAAACGGTAACAATTACAACGTTTATATTCCTACAACCATTATAAGCGCCGTTGCCTCTGTGGCCGTTGGTAAAAACTTTTTTGGAATACAAATGTATGCAACGGCCACAGTAGGTTCATTTGGCGATACCTCTTGTGCGTTGGACGGCTCATTTTTAGTTAAAGATTTAACTTAGTGTTTGACAGTTAATATAGTCATATAGTGCAATCTAAACTATGAATATAGCAAACACCTTGTACAGACTGAAATATCGTTATGGCAATCTACTGCCTTTAAAAGTGCCAGTTGACCTATCCCTTGAATTATCTAGTGCCTGTAATATGGCTTGTGGTTATTGCTATCATAGTGACCCAAAGAACCTACCTTTTAAACGTGGGGTTATGGATTTAGCATTAGCTAAAAGAGCAATTGAAGAGGCAAGTCATATAGGAGTTTCTAGTCTTAAGTTTAATTACAGGGGCGAGGCAACACAGAATCCTTACTTTTCTAAAATTGTAGAATACAGCTCTGAGTTTAATTTCATTGATAGGATTTTAAATTCTAACTTTAAGTTCGATACAAACAAAGACGATATCTTTATAGCAATGTGCACGCTGACAAAAGTAAAGGTTAGCTATGACAGCTTTATTAAAGATGTATTTGAAAAGCAAAGAGCTAAAGGTAATCATGATTTAAGCACAAAGAACATTGATAAGTTTTATAATTTTCCTATCCGAGATAAGACACAGTTAGTAATCCAAGCGGTTAGAACTAGTCTAAATAAAAATGAAGATATATATGGGGAAGTAAAAAAACGCTGGCCTGAAGCTCAAGTTTCTATAAGAGATATGGTAGAGGGTAGAGTCAACAAAGACCTAACCGATCTAAAACATAAAGAGAGAACAGCCGAGCGGCAATCTTGTCTCCAGGCTCACGTAAGATTAATACTTAATCATGATGGCGCTGTCCAACCGTGCTGTCCATCTATTGATAACAGTTTAATTATTGGCAAGTATCCTGAAAGCAGTTTAACTGAAATCTTTAATTCACATCAAATTAAGACATTAAGAAAAGATCTTAAAACAGGTAAAGCTTTTGAAAGCCACCCTTGCAAAACATGCTCAAGTTTTGAGTCTTACAAAAACTATAAGCACCCGTGGGGTTCGTAATGAGTATATACGAAGGAAAGTTATTAAACCCAAGCGACATGGAAAACGGTCCTATAAAAAACGCATATGTTTCTTATAGAGAGCAAAGAACAAGGTGTTATAATAAAAAAAGAGAAAAGTATAAATACTATGGAGAAAAAGGAATTGAAGTTAAGTACAGCTCAAGAGAATTCATAGGCTGGTGGCTTGAAGAAATTAAAAGCTTTAAAGGAAAAGACCCAACTATATCAAGAATAGACCATAGTAAAAATTATGAATTTGGTAATATAAAAATAGAAAGCAGATCGGATAACACCATAGAAAGAAACAAAAGAATTCTGCCCTTCCATAAAGCAAAAAAAGTAATGGCTAAAAGTAAAGCCGAAAGCTTATTGTTTCTTAGCGTAAACTCTTGCTCGGTTTACTTTGGTGTTTTGCCTATAACAATGAGCAACATTATAAAAAACAAATCAGAACTTAATGGTTATACATTTAATTTCACTGGAGTCACATTTGGCACTCTTAAACACAGCAATAATATTATGTAGTAGGGCTAGTTCTAAAAGACTGCCAGGTAAATGCTTTTTAAAGATCAATCAAAAGCCTATACTAGAGCATCTAATAGACAGACTAATACCCTCAAACATACCTATAATATTGGCTATTCCAAAGAATGAAGAGCACCTTTATAAGCATTTAGAATCTAAAGGCATAACTATATTTACAGGTTATGAACATGATCCAATGGCTAGAATGTTTCACGCGGCCAGAATATATAAAGTAAAAACAATAGTACGAGTAACACATGATAAGATTTTTGTAGATTATAAGACATTGCTTAAAGCTGTATATGATTACAACGGGGGATGCCACGATTATTTATACAGCACAAAGTTTACCGATGGCTCGGCATTCGAGATAATAGATTTTGAGTTAATTAAAAAAGCAGCCCTATTATATAACGACGTCGAGTTCATTAGTTATGCAGTAAAGAACCTTACTAAAAACAAACTGCACTTCTATGTTCCAATGGAATTAAGGTCTGATTATAGATTGTTAATAGATTATAAAAACGACCTAAAGATATTAGAAATTATATTTAATAAACTTGGCAATAACGTATCCTTAAAAGCTGTTATTAGATTTTTAGATAAGTCTAGGTGGGTGAATAAGATTAATAAAATGCCACTATTAACAGTCTACACTTGTAGTTATAACTCTAGTGATTACATAGAGAAATGTATTCATTCAGTATTAAATCAAAACATATTTTATAAAACACATTTCATATTTATAGACGATTGCAGCACTGACGATAGTTTTCAAAAGGCGTGTAAGCTAACTTATAAATATAAGAACATTGATATTATTAGAAACCAAAAAAACGTAGGTCTGTCTAGTAGTTCAAACATTGCTTTAAAACATGCTCAAGCAAAATACATAGTAAGACTTGATGCCGATGACTATTTTGTAAACAATCAATCCCTTGAAACTCTAATGAATAAGATCATTAAGGATGATTGTGACGTTGTTTATCCTGATAATTACTTTGGATCATTCCAGAAAATACAGAAAGGTAATGAGCAGCATCACGTAGGCGGCGCTATCTTTAAGACTAGAGCTATTAATCATATTAAGTTTACTGAAAAGCTTTCAGGATTTGAAGGTTATGACTGGTTCTTAAAAGCTAAAAAGGAATTAGATATAGGTTACTTAGAGGAGCCTATGTTTTTTTATAGGCAGCATGATAAGTCATTAAGTAAAAACAATTTAGAAAAAAGAGAAATCCTTAAACAACAAATAGAGAGTGCCCACCTATGAGTCAGAAAAAGAAATGGCCTAAGATTGATTTAATTCATTTTATTGCTAATAATTCTTACAATGAATGGAATAAGTTTCTAACAAAAAGTGAGTATGAAAATAACTACACTGCAATAGTAAGCGTATTTTATGGCTTACAAGTTGGTATGCAAGTAGCTGTTAAAAACAAAGTAAGCACTCCTTTTATTGTAGATACTTTTATAAGATTGCAACGCTCGGCTGAAAAGACATTAAAGAGAATGTATAGAAAGCAGCATGGCACTTTACCTAGAGACGTATTAAGTAATGACAGAGTAAAAGAAATCTTACATAAAAAAAGGAATGTAGATAATGACTTCGAAAAATGGCTTACACTTCAGAGATATTAGAACATGGGGACCAAAACCTAAGTATGACCGAGTAAGAAAGTTTGAAAAAGTAGACAATGATTTTATAAAAATAGCAGGCCCGTGCTCGGTTGAGAACAAGCATCAAATTTGGAAAATGGCAAAGATAGTAAGTGAGCTAGGAGCAAACTATTTAAGAGGCGGCGTGTTTAGAGCTGGCACTTACCCAGGTAATAACTTTGGTTGGGTTGAAGAGGAGTTAATTGCTCATTATCACGAGGCGGCCGAGGCCTTCGGTCTAAGAAATATAATAGAAGTATTAGACTATACTGAAGACAGTTTGGAATTGATTTCAAAATATTGTAGCTGTTATCAGATAGGGGCAAGGTCTATGCAAAACTATACTTTGCTTAAAAGAATAGCACGCTCTGGTAAAAGAATCTTTTTAAAACGTGGAACAAATGCAACGCTCGACGAACTGTTAGGCTCTTGTGAGCACTTATTAATTAATGGGGCTAAGGATATAGTTATTATTGAACGTGGCGGTGTAACCAATTTAAACCATGTTAGATGGGATCTTAGTATTAGTATGATACCAGCTGTTAAAGCTCTAACTCAAATACCTATAATAGTAGATGCTTCTCATGGAACTGGACGCCGTGACTTGGTTGAACCTATGAGTTTAGCCGGTATTGCTGCCGGTGCCGATGGCCTTTTATGTGAGGTTCACGAAAATCCTGATTATAGTTTTAGTGATGCAGAGCAAGCAATTGAACCGATTGCATATAAGAATTTAATGGATAAAGTAAATAAAATAAAAAGCATAATCTAAAGGAGCTTAATTATGAAATGCGCAATATGTGACTCAAAAGAAAACTGGAAAAACGTGGACGAATACAGAATAAAACCCGAGGGCATGTGTATGTGTACTAAGTGCGGGTTTGTTTCTTATCCTGAAAAGTACCAAACAAAGCAAGAAATTATAGATTTTTACAGAGAGGACTATAGATCAAGGCCTAGTGTTGGAAACCTATACACAGGAGAAACTAAGTTAAATTATCACAACGCTTTTTTAGGTGAGCTATTAGCTAAGTGGAATAAAGATGATAAGAAAAGAAGTGTATTTGAAGTTGGAAGTGCATACGGGATATTTTTAAATTGGATGCGCAAGACTCTTAAAAATTGTGACGTAGCCGGTACAGAAATCACTACTAGTTATAAGAGAAACGCCTTTCATGAATACGGTATAGACTTAAAAGACGACTTTGATGATACTAAAAAATACGATCTAATTTGTAGTTACAAAGTTTTAGAACATCAAATGGATCCAGATTACGAACTAAGACGATATGCTGAGTGTTTAACTAAAGACGGTTTTATTTATTTAAGTATTCCTGTCTGGTTTAATAGACTTAATAACTTTGGAGCTGCTGGTTTTGACGTAGAATATTACTACCATACAAATCACATAAACGTATGGAGCTTACAAAACGTTTACACTTTGCTTAATAAATGTGGCCTAGAGATAGTTAAAGAAAACGACTTTATATATGATCATACTTGGCTATTAAAAAGAAACGATAGTTTGATGAAAAAAGAACCTGCTTATGCTGGGGCTGAGAATATAACTAATTGTTTAAAACAAACTAAATCAGCCGCTGATTTTTATATTGATCAAAAGTTTAAAGAAGCTATTTCATGCTGGGCTGATTTTCCAGATGCTTATAGAAATCATTATGAAAAGAATAGAGCTGAGTTTCATAAAGTTGGAATTGATGAAATAGAAAAGAGTTGGATTGATAAAGCAAAAGAGGCGTGTCCTAATTCTGTAGTGATTGTTTTAATGGCCGCTGATATTTACATGCGCTATGAAAAGTTTGATAAAGCAATCAAAGAACTCGATGTTGCAATTCAGTTAAAGCCGAATGATTCAACTGCGCTATTACATTTAAGTCATTGTTTTAGAGCTCTATTTAAAAAGACCAATGACATTAATCATTTGTTAAAGGCTCGTGATATTTGCAGACACGTTGCTATGACAAACTCACAAATGAGACCTGAAGCAATTAGTTTCATATATCATGATAACGCTGAGATACCGATAAACCATGCTGTTCAAGAGACTGAAGAGACAAAGGTAAGTATTCCTTTGATCCCAAAGGTTGAAACCAGCGCGAGCCCACAAGTTTCTGTCTAGTATCTAAATGTAATCCAATAGCTTTCTTGCCCCGGTATTGCCAGCCAGGGTAAAAGCCTACTCCTTTAAAATTGAATCTAGTAATAGCAACAAACAAATCAAAGAGCGTTTCATTATAGTATGGCAACACAATGTCTACAGCGCATGAGCCGTTTTCTACATAGTGATAAGACTTAGCTGAGTGTTTACCTTGGTTTCCACAAGTAACAATAATAGGTGAATCAATATGCTCTCTAAAGGCATCTAGAATAATTAGTAGTTTGTTATCCATTTTCTCAGGCTTTCCCCAGTTCTCATTAACATTGAAGTGATTTAGTTTTTCCCAGATATTCATTTAAAGCCCTTTGTTTATGTTTCCGATAATTAGTTTAATGTTAACAATATAAACTAAGGAATAATATATGGATTTAATTAAAGAGATTATAAACTGGCTAATGGAGAATGGCGGCAATCTAATACTAGCTTTAATGTTAGTTGTAGAGGGTTTAGAGGTATTAGTTAGGTTTACACCTACTGAAAAAGACGACGGCTTTGTAGAGAGACTAGGTCAAATACTTAAAAAGCTGCATGATTTTGTTGGCTTACCTAATGTTAAAAAGAAATAATGAAATATACTGAAGTGTTGTTTATACTTACATTAACAGGTTTAATTTTCTTAGGTGCAAAGACTCTCCTAAGTAGTGTTTCATATTTAAAGAAAAAGAGACAAATTAAAAATGAAGTTAAAAACACTGATATTAATACTCTTATTGATGCCGAGAATAAACGTCTTAGCAGAAAATAAAATTAAGTATGTTAATGAATTTAATGAAGTTCCTTATAGTGGGGTTTTAATGCCAGAGCCTTACTATAGGGAATATGTAGAAAACAGCATGTTACTATTAGATTGTGAGCAAGTAGACCAAAGTCTTATTAAAGAATACGATTACCAGAGTAATATAATTATATTTTTATCAGGTCTTGCCCTAGGACTTGTTACTGTTCAAAATCATTGATTCGATTTTCTAAACCTCTAAGTTTTTCATGAGCTTTATCTACATCGGGTTTAAGTCTGTTTAATTCTTGAATGGATTTTCTTAAATGTTCTATTTCAACTTGAAGTTTAATAAGCGCGTGCGTGTTGTTCTTTGTAGCTGAGCCGGCTTCTTTAACATAATAAACAACTAATGAGCCAATAATGGACACAATAAGAGTTAGTGTTGCACCTAAAATAATTGGAAGAATGTTGTTCAATAAGTATTCCATGGTGCTATGTTAGAGCAACGTACGTGCTATGGGAAGTGCTAAGGAAGGCTATTCCTATGGCTTTAAGCTTTCATAAAAACATTGGATTGCTGGTAACATTTCAGTCTTAATGAATTTATTATTTCTAAGTATCTTTAGCACTGAGAGTTTAGCAATTGATAATTTATTGTCTGTCAAAATATAAGTAACATAGCCCATAGAATCTAGACCAGTAACATACATTTGGTGTTGCATTTGAATGTAATGAGCAAACTTAGTTTTCTTAGTTCTTAATGTTTCATAATAATATGCCTTAGAAACAAGCTTAGTTTCTATAGCCTCACCTTTACTGTAGCCATCAAGAGAGGCTTGAATATAACTCAAAGAATCATGCTCACAACAAAGCGCGTTAAAGCCTTTTCGATACTGTCCGTTTACAAGATCCCTAGCTTTGATTTCAAACTTATGACCCATGCTTTGAATGTAGTTACTTTTAGTATCGTAAACAGTTCTTTGCATCTTGATATTATAAAGCTGACCTGGACCCATGTATTCACTGTGGCCCATTATAATAGGAGAGTCTGAGCTTCCTATCCCTTTGAGTCGCCAGTCAAACCAGGGGGCTGAGTTTTGTTCTAAGTCGATTACTTTCATTCTTCTAATGCTCTATTAATACGCTGCTTTAAATCAATCCAATTCACATGTTTAATATCTGTATGGAATGTAGCAAGTTCAAGGTCTTTAATTAATAACTTAAGATCAATGTAACTTTCAACCTCAAGACTTAATTTGTTATTTGTAATCTGCATTTCTTTAACAACGTTTAACTCACTAGCAATATCTAACAACAACTGTCTTGTCTTATTAGCATTACAAAAGGTTTCATCATCACATTTTATATTCAACTTTAAAGCATAGCTATTGCTTCTAGTTGTATCGTTATAAACTTTGATGAATTCCCATTGCTTGTTAAATGTATTTTGTACTGATTTGTAAAAGTTCTTGTGTGCAATTGTTGCTTCTTTTTTTTTCATTTCATTCCTTTATGGTTTAGGCAATAGAAGACACATCCCCTACCTATTAAATAGAGACTCCTGAGAGGATAAAGCTTTGTTACTCAAACTCGCAGGACCGTCTTAACTTAAATCACAATCAATTATGGTCTAAGGTAAAAAGCCTGTTTTGCCTTTATAACAAATTCTAGGTGCATTTCTTTATGTTGCCTAGTCAATGTTGTTTTCATTCCCAGACTAGTGCCCTACCTATTACAGCTTTTCACAGTCCAGAAATTAGCAGTTTTAAATACAGCTATTACCGCCCAGTTTATAGAGTGTTTGGCTACTACCGCCCTCTTAAATGAATGTTTGTTGAGCTTAAGATAAGAAAATTAATAAAACACTTGTGATGTATGGTGTTTTAGGGTTATATTTTCCTTATCTTCTTGATGCTCAACCATTAAGACGATAATTTAAAAAGCCTCGTTATGCAACGAGGTTTTTTTTTGCTTAATACCTTGCATGATGTAAAGTCTAGATATGAAGAAATATAAGACTAACCTGGTTATAGATGATTCAGATAATGGCAATATAGAAATTAAATTAAACATACTAGGACCTGATAGGGCTGAATTGAGAGCAAAGGACTTAAGCCCTGCTTTAGTTTTGGCATATTTTACACAAGCGTATGCAAAAGATTTAGTTGAGTTATGTAAACATATGACAAACGAGGACATGATTAAACTATTGCAAGATAAAAACATTAAGCTTATATAATAGGTAAGCGATTGTTCATTTGTGTTTCCTTCTTTTTATGGATTTGTGTTAAAATTAAGGTTCGAATACAAAAAACTTTAGTTTACTTAGCGGTCTAAGATAGCTTTAATAGAAATATTGAGGCTATTTTTTTAGCTTTTAATTGTACCAATCTTGTGATAGTTATATGCTGCTAAGTAAACAAAGTGAGGTCAAATGAAAACAAAAGCACTGTCTTTAAACCCAGATAAAAATGAATTTGAAACAATGCAGCGACAAGCCAAGCTTGCTGTTATATCTCAATTACTACCAGATACTTATAAGGGATCCCCTCAAGAGTCCTTAGCAAAGGCTACAGTTATTGCAATGAAGGGTAGGGAGCTAGGCGTTCCAATGATGCAGGCTTTTAGTCATATTCATATCATTAAAGGTAAGCCCTCGATTTCTTCAGAGTTAATGCTGGCTCTAATCTATAAGAATGTAAAAGGCGCAGTAGTTCATTTTAAAAAGCTAACAAGTCTAGAGTGTATTGTAGAAGCATCAAGAGACGGCAAACGTTTTACTGATTTCTCTTTTACAATGCAAGATGCTGAAACGGCAGGAATAGCTAGAAGCAATACTTGGAAGCAATACCCAAGAGCAATGCTTAGATCTAGATGTATTAGTGAGGTAGCAAGAGCCATATTCCCTGACGCTATTATGGGATGTAGTTATACACCTGAAGAGTTAGGCGAAGAGCCAACTGATATTGTCAGTGATGAAAAAGAAGTAGCTGAATATGGTGATTCCTCTTTTGCAGAGGAGCAAATAGAACTAACCAAAAAACTCTCTGGACAAATTATTTCACAAACAACCACGTTTTCGGGATTAGCTCCAGGAGATTCAGCTATAGTTAATTTGCCAGATACGGTTGTAGTTAAAGAAGAAATCCCAATGCCAGGCGAGCCGCCTTTAATACCAGAAAACGAAGACAGTAATATTTTTCATATTGTAACTAAAGGTCAATTTGCAGGCATGGACATTCAAGAAGTTGAATCTGAAAAACTAATATCTTGGCTCCTCTATATGGAGGAGCAAGGCTACACCAACGGGATTGATTATAAAAAAGGAAAAGAATTTATAGGCAAAATGGAGAGCATTCCATTCTAAATAGGAGTACCCGCTATGAGTAAATTGAAACAACTATCTGAATCACAAAATGTTTATGACAGTGCTACAGCTTTCTTTGACGGCTTTAAAGAGGGCATTAGAATATCTAAACAGATTGAAGACGAGCAAGAGCTTGAAGTTGAAACTAGTAAGATGGCTAAGAGACTAACAAAGATTGTAGATAAAAAAATAATTGAAGAAACGAATTATTATAATGTCTTGGATTAAGTTTACAGATCTAAAAACAAACAAGACTTTTGATTCAAGAGAGCCGCTTGGATCTATAAAAGAGGGCTCAAACATTAAGACAGGACCGAACGGTACAATGGAACAAACAGGTCCGTTTACTAATGAAGAAACTTTTAAATATCCGAGCGGTAAAGAAGTTTGGATCGACGATTATAAGGAGTGGAAAAGGGATTTATGAGTAAAGAAATTTTAAGTAAAACATATGTAGGTGATGGCGTTTATGCTGAGTTTAGTCCTTATGATATAAAGCTTTATACTCAAGAGGGTAACGAGATTTTTTTAGAGTTTCCGATGCTTGATACATTAAAAGCTGAATATGATAGGCTTTTTGATGCGCCCGAACATTTATTAATTGAAGGTAAAATATGAAATACCAATGCGATATTCACGGCCATGAAAGCCACTTTGAAGATTGCCCAGCATGCAGGTCTTATAGGAATGAGCCATTGGAGAAAGTTGTTAGCAATCCAAAGGAGTTTTGGGTTTACAAAATGAGTTGTGTAGACTGGGATGTTTCAGGTGCCGAGCCAACTAATAAAAAATATACGCACGTAATAGAGTACTCAGCCTACGACGAATTAAAAGCAAAGGCCGTGGCCTTGACTGAGGTGTTGGTGCAACTTAAAGCGTTCAATCATCATAAAATAGATGAGGAGTTGTGGCGTATAGATCAAGTAGTCAGAGCGAACGGGGTAACTAATGACTGATTCTTTAGAGTCTAAGCTAAAAGAAATAGCGGAGGAATATAAGTGTTTAGTTAAAAACTCTAGACGCATATTCTATTAGAGTCTAAGCTAAAAGAAATAGCGGAGGAATATAAATGATTAATGAGGAAACAAAACAAGCTATGATGTTAAGTTTATTAGGTTTAGATGCGCCTAAGCAAACAAATCAAGAACAGGTGGCATCAGGTATGATCGGCAAAGTATGTATGTTTAGAACATATTCTGCAGGCGTACACTATGGTGAGTTGGCAGAAAGAGACGGTAAGGAGTGTTTAGTTAAAAACTCTAGACGCATATTCTATTGGACTAAGGCATGTAGTTTAAGCCAATTAGCAATGGAAGGTTCGGGTAATTTTTCTGAATGCAAAATAGCAATGGAGATTCCTGAATTATTTTTAAGTGAGGTTATTGAGATTATTCCAATGCCTGATAGTGTTGTAAAGTTATTTAAAGAAGCGACTGTATGGAAAAAATAATTAAAAACTTTAAAGGTTCCAGTTACGGTTCCGGTGACGGTTCCAGTTCCGGTTACGGTTACGGTTACGGTTACGGTTCCAGTTCCGGTTACGGTTACGGTTCCGGTGACGGTGACGGTTCCAGTTACGGTTACGGTTCCGGTGACGGTTACGGTTCCGGTTACGGTTACGGTTACGGTTACGGTTCCAGTTCCGGTGACGGTTACGGTTCCGGTGACGGTTCCGGTTCCAGTTACGGTTACGGTTCCGGTGACGGTGACGGTTCCAGTTCCGGTTCCGGTTACGGTTACGGTTCCGGTGACGGTTCCGGTTCCGGTGACGGTTCCAGTTCCGGTTCCAGTTACGGTTACGGTTACGGGGTAACTGATGACTGATTCTTTAGAGTCTAAGCTAAAATAAATAGCGGAGAAATACAAATGACTGATTTCGAGAAAGCAAGAGATGAAAGATCAGAAGAAGAAGTTTTAAGATACGACAATAGCATTGGATATTGTATTGAATGTTTTAATGATGGCGCCAACTGGGCTAGGGAATATTTTGAAACTGAAATAATTAAACTAAAAGCTATCATAGCAGATAAGCCAAATGAAAATGATTCTTTAGGTGCAGAATATGTGCACGTTTGTATACTTAAAAATGAGAATGACGAATTAAAAGCAAAGGCTGATAAACTTGCTGAGGCTGCGCAAGCAATAGACAAAGCTTTTGGAGACAACTTTATTTGTGGATATTGTGAGAGCAAAGCAGGTGATGGTCATGTATCTCAATGCGAGCTTAAACAAGCCCTTAAAGAATACAGAGATATGGAGAACGAATAATGACCTTGGTTATATTTATATTCCAAACAATAGGATTTTGGCTCACCTTTTATGTTCTAACTAACTTTATACATATGTTTTTTTAATGTTGTTTCATACCTACATAAAGGTCGAGTCTCATAGTTCAAAGAAGAATAGAAAAACTATTAGGTTTAATAAACGAAATGGCAAAATGTTTATAGCTCAAGAGAGTAAAGAAAAAGAAAAGCTCAACCGACTAGAGTACGTATTAAAACAAGAGCGAATCTTGCAGAAAATAAAAGAGCCATTTGAACAGGCCTTGCACTTAAAAGTACATTTCCATTATCCAGATACAAAGAAGGGTAAAAGAACTAAGCGCGTTATAGATTTAACTAACCTTATTCAAGGTGTAGAGGACTGTTTAGAATCTACAAACATTATTCAAAACGATAAGTTAATAGAAAGCTATGATAAGTCTCGTAGAATATACGGCTCAAAGGAATATGCAGTTGAGCTATGGTTGTATGAATTTGAACAAGACTAATAGAAAAACCTTGAAATATAAGCATATTGAAATATGGTTTCGTTATGAAAGCAAAATTCTTTAGTATCAATGAATCATTAGCAGAGGCACTTGAACTTATGGCATCATTTGAAAAGTCGTCACAAGTAGCCATCATGGAACGGGCTCTTTATAAAACAATTAAAAAAGAGTCTAGCAACCTAAAAAACAAATTCGAAAAAGGTAGAGTCTTTGAACTACTAGAAGAGTTTGAAGAGGCTCAACTGTGAAGGTCCTAATAACAGGCTCCGACGGTTTCATTGGAAAATGTTTAATGCACTCCTTTAAATCAGAGTACGAATTAATAGGAATGGATTTCCCCGACGATATTAGAAACCCTAAGATAGTTGACGAATACATTGCTAAATATAAGCCCGATGTAATTTGTCACCACGCAGCTCTAACAAGTGTACCCGATAGTTACGGTAGGATTGAAAAGACTTATCAAACAAATGTAAACGGCACTATAAACCTACTAACTAGTGCAAAGAAGTACGATGTAAAAAAATTCGTTTTTGCTAGTAGTAGCTCGACTAAGGGCGAGAGTCCTTATGGGAAAAGTAAACTAATGGCAGAAAACATAATTAAAGACTGTGGTATTCCACATGCAATACTAACTTACTTTAATGTATTCGGTCCTACTCAACCCTTAAGAGCTGTAATTCCAGTATGGGTGAAAGCAGTTATTGCAAATGAAGAGCTTAGTTGTAATGGATCATGGAATATATCAAGGGACTTTACTTACATAGAAAATATTATTGAAGCTAATAGAGTAGCGATATCATCTAGCAAGGTAGGACACTTTGAAGTTGGCAGTGGTGAGAGCATTAGTCTTGAAAAGTGTTATCAAACTATAAAGAAATACTTTAATGAAAATCATGACATGACAAAACTACTAGAGCCAAGACAAGGCGACATTCAGCATTCTTTGTCAGATAAGGACAAATGGATTTGTGAACCAAAGGTTAGTTTTGAAGAGGGGATTTTAAAATGGGCTTCTCAATAAAGAAACCAGATACCTCTGGAGAATTAAGTTCAAGAGCGTTTCTTACTAACAAGCAAGTCTTAGAGATTAGGTTTTTATACAAAACTAAAACCATGACTCAGGGAAAAATAGCAAAACAGTATGGAACAACTCATACAAACATATGCAGAATTGTTAATTATAAAACCTGGAGAAACATTTGAACATTGGAATAGTAGGCGTAGGTGTATGCGGCGGCGCATTAAAAGAGTACTTTGAACAAACAAGCGACCATGTTCTTAGTTTGTATGATCCAAGATTAAGTCACTTAGATGATTTACACCTATGTGACGTTGGCTTTATCTGTGTACCGATACCAACAAAGAACTTTAAATTAGATTACAGTATTCTAGAAGTATCCATTTCAAGGTTTTCAAAACAAACTCCTGTATTTTTAAGATCTACTGCCTTACCAGGTACAGCCGACCAATACGGTTTGCACTCAATGCCTGAGTTTCTAACTGAGAGAAAAGCAGTAGATGAAATGTTTCGACTTCCAATTATAACAGGATGTAAAGACACTAGACTTCTAGATGATTTGTTTCCAGACAAAGAAGTCCTAATAGTTTCAAACAAAGAGGCTGAATTAATCAAGTATGCTCATAATGTTTTTGGAGCTGTTAAGGTGAATTACTTCAATATAATAAATGAAATATGCACAAACCTAGAGCTTAATTATGAAAGTGTAAGAACTGGGGTATTAATGTCAGGCTTTATTAGCAAAGAACATAC